CTCAACAACTGTTGAAGCTGAGCCTCTTATGTTTGATATAGAAGCTATGTTTAAAGAATTAAGAGTAATTTGACCAGTAGTATAATTAATTGTACCTTGTGTGTTGTTAGAGTATGTTCTAACACCAGAAACTACATAATATCTTCTAACATTACCTTGACCGTCATCATCTAAAAACATTTCGTTTATTGTGTCGCCATCTACTTTAAATCCTGATGATTCTAAAATACCACCAGCAGCTGTATTGTGTCCAGAGTGTGGATTGTACAAAGTATTTCTAAAGTAAACATTATATAATGTTGAACTAGATAAAGTTGGTGTAAACTCTTTTCTAATTTTTAAAGTTGTTATGTTTGATAGTATTGATGTATCAGTATCATCAATTGCTTTTGATAGTTTAGAGTATCTAAAAACATTATCAAATTTTTGTAAATTTACTGTACTAAAATTTGTTACAGTAGTTAAAATATCAGACTTAATAGTATCTGTTGTTTTTATTGTAGCATTAGTGTCATACTTAACATTACTTGTTAATAGTATTTTTGTTGTTTCTGGATCAACTATTTCAGGTGTTACAGAAGCAACATTGAATTTTTTTAATTGTGTTACTAAATCAAGTTTAGTAGCATTTGTTAAAGTAGAACCTGAAGCAGCCTTAATTGAAATTTTTACCGTACCATAAACTGGTGTTTCTTCATCTTCTCCACCCCAAGCTGAAACGGCCTGAGCATTAGGATATAATTCTAAAATTTTTGTTTCATAATCACTTGTAGTAACTGCTCTGTCTTGTGCTGAATATTGTAAAGGAGCATTAAATCTAATTGACTCTTTTGTTTGTGGTTCTGAACCGCCTTGAGCATTTGAAGATGTTGAAATTGAAACATCTGAAAATCCATCAATTGTTCCTGATAAAGTAAAAGCAGAAGCACCATTGGCCTCCGTTTTGTTAGTCACAACATATTCTAAAAGTACAATATTACCATCTGTTAAAGATTGGCCTACAATACCATCACCAAAATAAACTTCAAATTTGCCTTCATCACTTTCTTGTAAAAAGTAAACTTTACTTTCACTATTTAAACTTGTAAAACTTGTAGCCTTTGAATAAGTGTTTGTAGTTGTATCACTTGCTGAATTTTGAATTGAAACTTTTAATGTTGTTGTGTCAGCATTTATTGAAGGTATAATAAATCTTTGGTCAACATCTGAACTATCAACTGTATATTTAAAAGTAACTAAAGTGCCTTCAAAAACTTGTAAACTTTGAAATTGATAAACACCCTCTGACGGTGAAATTGTTGTTTCAGCATTTGTAACAAATTGATAAGAAGTACCATTAACTGTTGTTGTAAAAACTGTACCTTTAGCGGCCGTTATTGTAGCAGGACTACCTGTTACATTATTCATTGTAATATTAATTAAAGCAGATGGAGATTTTGCTGATGTAGGAGTATAACCTAACATCTTTGCTAATGATACAATATTTTTTCTAATATCTGCTGAGTCTAGGTACATTTCATTTGCTAACATATTAGCATTGAAACCTAAGTAATGTGTGTTGTATGCCAGTAAATCTAATAATATAGCAAAACCTGATCCTTCAAAGTCATAATCTTGGAACTCTGATTGATTTTGTAAAAATGTTTTTAAGTTTAGTTTTATTGCGTCAAAATCTAATTCTGATACTTCTAATTTATTGCTGGCCATATTATCTTAATCTTTCTAAAAAAGTTTCTACTGTTACAGGTAAAGTTGTACCAATTACATAAAAAGATATTCTTAATGAATAACGATTTAAGTCAGCGTTTGGCCGAGATAGAACTTGAACTAATCTAATTCTAGGCTCAAAATTTGTTAAAACTTCTTCAACTTTTCTTTGTAAATTTAAAGATGTTAAAGGTGTTATTGGTTCAAATAATAATCCTCTGACACTACTGCCTATTTCAGGATGAAAAGGTCTCTCATAGTGACTAGTATTAATTAAGTTACGAACTGATCTTTTTACTGCTTCAACATCTGTCAATTTATTAACGTCATTAGTAGTAGTGTTACGACCAAAGTCTAAATCTAAATCTTTATAAATTCGACTTGCTCTTTTACTTTTATTTGATACGTTTTCTACACTATAACTTGACATAACACCTAATATTTATAAGACTATCCAGAGAATACGTTAGAAGAACCTGCTGCTACGCTGGTACAACCAGATATAGCGTCACCTATTCTACCACAGCCTTTTCCGTTTACAAAAACCGTAGAACTACCTACAGCGATTGGAGCTGAGTGAGCTGGACAAGGTACACCTGGTAACAAATGAGTGGTGTTATTATCTCCTTGACGTGATACACCAATACTATTTACAAATACATTACTTGACCCTACAGCTCTTGTCATTCCTGAACAATGAGCAACATCAGCGTCACCTATTCTAGTTACTGCTGGCACGACTTAATAACTCCTTTAATTTATCATTAAATGTTGATATAAAATTATGTTGTTCCTCAGTATGAGGTGGTTTAGGAAAATCAGGTTCAAAACAAATTACTTCACTTATGGTTTTTGGTATATCTTCGTAATTTGTAAATTTTTTAACTTTCTTATCTATTAAGACTTGAAAATTGCCTTTCATTTATTTTCCCTGGCCGTTATAAAATTTTAGACTTCTTTTTTTGTGTTTGTTCATTGAACTCATTTTACACTTACCTTTTTTAGACGCTTGAGAAGTCTTTTTTGGCATACTTTGATGAGCAACGTAACTTTTCGCTAGTTTTGCCATTATCTACCTGCTTCTCTAGCTGCTTTTAAAGCTGCTTTCTTTTTTTCCATAGCAATTGATTGTCTAATCTTTCTTCCCATTGGAATTTGAATAGATTGACTAATTTGTTTGCCTTTTTTAGTGATATATTCAACACTTATAAATCTATCTTTGTAATCCCCTTGTACTGACATTACGGCCTTCTTTAAACTCATTGCTTCTTTTTCTTTTTCTTCGCCTGCTTCGTTCCAAAACAGATATTTTCTCATTTTTGCCATTTTTTTTTATCCTATATTCAAAATTTAATCTTTTATATTATTTATGTTAGAATTTACAACGTGTTTTTGCTTGTAATTTTTCAATTTGAACAATTCCGTCAAGTGATTCGCTCATTGATTCGTGTGAAAGCTCAAAATCTGGCGAAAATTCACAATTTTCTATTTTTTTTGAGCAGGAAGTGAACAAAACCAGAACAATTGTTAAAAAAATAGTAATTTTTATCATTTTTTTCGCTTTTTTCGCTTTTTTTGCTTGCTTTTTACTATTTATTCTGGTATATTGGACGAGTAATGACAACAAAAACAAAAGGAAACACTATGAAAAAAATATACGAATATATTACAATGACATTATTTGTTATTGGTCTATTTTCTTTAATAGGTGCTGTTGGTGCCGTTGAAGCTAATCAATTTTTATTAGGCGGTGCTATGGCCTTACTAGGTATTGCTACTTCAATACTTGGTCTATACTCACAAGAAATGGAAAAGGAGATCAAATAATGACTATACACGTAAATTGGACTGCTAAAGATTTAAATGAAGGTATCTCAAATATGATGTTAGGTGCTAAAGCTGATTATGAGAAATTTCATACTTCTAATGGTAGAAAAGAAATAGTAGCAGGATCATATGGTGATACTCAATTAAAAGAATATGATTCTAAAACTAAAGTTAGTTTTGGTAAAAAATTTATCAAAGTTGTACAAGAAAGAACCGTATTCGCTTTTATCGTAAAAGAAGATACTGATAAATTTAAAAAAGGTGATATATTGAAGCCTGCTGGTTATAACGCTCCTGCTCAAAACGGTGCTAGAGGTAATGTTTTAACTGGTAATTATTATATTAACTGGACTGGCCCATTGTATATGGATAGTCAAAGAAGATTAAGAGCATAATATAGAAAGGACACTATGATACTATTAACTGAACTGAATAAACAATTATCTAGTCTTAGCATTGAGGACTTGAATATAACAAAAGATTATATTAAAGACTTAATTGAAGTTAAGATTAAATCAACACTTAAAGTTGGTTCTAAAGTTAACATTGTACAAAAAACTAAAAAGACGCCTGGCGTAATTACTAAAATTATGAGGTCAAAATGTTTAGTTAAATGTTCAATTACAACTTACAGAGTACCTATGAGTATGTTGGAGGCCGCTTAATGTTGTACGCTGATAAAATTATGAATACAGACAAATACAAAGAACTCAAAGATGTAGGTAATAAGATTGCTAAGCAATATCTATCTACAAAATTTGAGTGTAGTGTAGCTAAGGGTATACCTATGAAGTATCTATCTTTTTATAAAGAGTTTTCTAAAAAAGTAAAACCTTTGAGATTTAGATATAGAGGTAATTCAAAACAAGGCTATAGTAGGCCTACTTCTTTTTGCCATATGGCTTACGCTGATACTTTTGCTATCTACCATAGATAGACAAGCAGGTGTAGTTTAATGGTAAAACGTTTGTTTGTGGTACAAAAATTATCTGTTCGATTCAGGTCACCTGTACCAAAATTTTAATTCCTTGTTGTTATGAAAGTGAAACGGTGCCGTAATGTGGAGGTGAGGCACCGTTTCTATGATAGAGTTAAACTCTATCGTGGTGTGGTATAGTTATTTATAAACTAAATCCCTTGTAAACGTGGATCATTAGAAAAAAGATTTTTCTTTGCCTTTGGTCTGGCAATACTATCTTTACTTCTTTTTCTTAATTGAGCTCTAGCAGAGATTTTATATCTTTTCTCTTTTTTGAGAGCTCGTAGGTCTTTTATTAAGTCCATACATACTCCTTTTAAAAGAGCGTTTCTTCAACCTTAATGGTTTACTTCCGTCCGTTTTAGGATAAACGATTGTATTATTATTTATATAAGATCAAAAGTGCCTAGTATCATACAGACTATTACATAACCTACATAACCTAGTAAACAATAACCAATTATTTTTTCATACCAACTAAACATTTATTGTATTATTAAATATATACTACTATCAGTTGACATTTTTTTAGAAGTAAAATAATTAAACTTCATATGTTCTTCAAACTTTTTAGGTTTAATAAGAAAAGAATACATATAACTCATTAAGTTAGCAAATCTATCTTGTATAAGTTTATTACCATTTTTAAACAACTTAATGGCCTGATTATAGTTTTCAATTTTATTTGATAGTCTTTTATATTTACTAAACATTTCTTTTAATTCTTTTTGTGCCACACTATAACTAGATTTATCTACAGCACCACCTCTTAAACTGTAATTGTATTCTTCATTAACATATTTTGTATAAGCCTTGGCGTCAACAGCACCAGTTTGAAAACCAGCACCAATAAATCGGCCTTCTAACGAAACGTTTAATGTTGTAGCGCTGGCCTTAAAACCAACACGAACAGCAAAACCAGATTTAGATATAATAATAAAGTTATTAAAACTTTCTGATAAATCAACTCTATCAAATTTTAAATCTAAATCAAGTTTTGATCTCATTAAATTACTAGGGTCAATAATAGATGAGGTCGCCGTTTGCCGTTCTACTTGTTTAAGTGATATAGGTACAATATCTCTTTTATTAAAGGCATTTGTTAATTCACTATTTAATTGATTGGCTGTTTTTGTTTCAGTAAGTGTATTCATTTTATAACCTTTTTTAATTAACCATACATCACCTGGATTCCAGTTGTCATCTAACTTGTTTGTTAGTTTACGAGCCACTTTATATAAATCAAATGTTAAAGGTCCTTTTTGTCTTTCGTATTGATAACCTTTTTTTAAACGAAACTTTTTTAATTCGTTTAATTGTTTAACAGCACTTTCATAATAAAAACTATCAAAGTATTGGTCATAAGTATTTTTAACTCTTTTAACCATTGCTCTGACTTCTTCCTCTTTTAATACTTTACCTCTTTCAATATAGTTTTCAAACATATACATTGAGACCAATTCTTTAATCTCTGTTAATACGTTAGTCTTGGATTTAGCGTTATTGGTAAAATGATTAAATGAACCGTTAATAGAACTTTCAGAACCTTTAAATAAAACCACTTTGTTTTTATCATCTTTTAAAAGTATAGATTTATTACCTTTGGCCAATTCAATAACTTTAGACGGTTTTACTTTTTGACGAGTAATTAAAAATATAGTTTGACCAGGTCTATAACCCTCTTTACGAAACAAGGCCACATTTGTAGGTTTATCTTTAAGTTGTACTTTGTGATTTTCACCGTACTTCTTATTTTCTACAATACTTGCCATTATGATCCTATACTAAATGAAGTACCACATCCACAAGTGGACTTGGCCTTTGGATTATTAAACTTAAACATTGATTCAAAATCATCAAAACTATAATCTAATTCTAAACCCATAAGATATAATTCGTAATCTCTACTGACTAATAATACATTATCAATTACGGCGTCATTTCGTTGTTCTTCATCACTATAAGACCATTGATATTCAAAGCCAGCACAACCACCACCTTTTATATCTAAACGAACAAACTTACGGTTGTTTTTATCTCTTAATTCTCTTAACCTTAACAAGGCATTATCGGATAGTTTTATCATATCTATATTTAGGATATAACATAGAATTGGCTTCAAGTCAATTAGAAAATTTCCGAGTCCGGTGGTTATATGGCCTTTAAAGTAAAATTAAAAGAGATAGATATACGTTTTTCTTTACGATTTAAATTAGGTTCAACATAGTGATTTAGCCAACCTGGAAATAGATATAACATAGATTCTTCAGCACGTTGCCACCTAGTGGCAGAGTTCCAGAAATTAAACGCTTTATGATTTTCGTTCCAATCATACGTAAATTCATCAATACCAGGCCGATTAAATATTATATTACCACAATTTTTAGGTGTACGTACATAATAGACACCACTTATATGAGCATTATCGTGTTTGTGTGCAATATTGTAATCTTTGTAACCGTTTATATTAATCCATATATTATCAAGGTATAAATCACCATTAAACTCTAAACGTTTTAAAAACTCATTTGCGTGATAGGTAATACCTTGATAGAAAGGTGTTAAGACCTTTTCATTTTTAGGTAGATTATTTGATTGCCAACCACCACTATTTGTCTTTACACGACCCTTATCTATTTTAGTTAATGATAGACAATGAGACCGAATGGCTGAATTATCTAGTGAAAGTTTAGTGCCATAGATAGGTATTTGAAATATGTTATGTATCATAAAGTCAAGTTAAGTATTCTATTATATCATATATTAGTTATATAGGCAACTCTGGTGGCCGTTTTTTGTCCGAGGGGATTTTTCTCTAAA